AGACTCCTCCGACAACCGAGCCTGAAATGCCTCAACCCGAAACAACGCTAGAAACAGAAACGACACCAGAAGAAACATTCCCAGAACAGGAAACAGAAGAAGAATCATCAGAGTCAACCATACCCGAGGAGCCGACATCGGAGCAAGCATTGGTGTTCGCCACCAACCCAGAGGTACTCGCCACCATCAGCAACGAAGAAGCCGAAGCAATCTTCGAAGCCCTCGACCTGTCCACCCTTGATGAGAGTCAGGTGGCTGAACTGGTAGCCGCAGTCCAAGACGCCCCCACCGAAGTCAGAGAAGCGTTCGAAGAGAAGGTGGACATCTTCAAAGAAGGGCTGGATGATTATATTCCTACAGGTTCCAACATCCCTGTCGGGGAACGCCGCGCCCTTATTGCTATTGGTGCGGCTATCACGGCTGCGGGGGCGACTAGGATACGCCGATAATGAAACGCGTCCTTGGCTACATCACCGAAAACTCGTGGACCTTAGCGGGCACGGGGCTAGTACTTATTACCCTTTCGGGTCCGACATTGCGTCAAGCGCTATGGATTACTGGCGTAGCACTGGTGCTACACTCTGTGCTGACCTTCACGATAGGGGAAGACAGTGAGTAGATTCATGGAAGTAGCAAACAAGACCGTCGCAAAGTTCCTCGACTTGGGGCAACGTCTCTTCTCCCTCTTCCTTGCCAACGCCCTCCCAGCCGTCACAGGCGGTGCAGTCATCGGCGTATCGGTAGCCAAGTCCGCCCTCCTCGCAGGTTTCATGGCAGTCGTACAGGTCATCCAGAAACTTGCTGCCGCCTCCACTGACGGAGAGTTGACGAGCGAAGAAATCGCGGAAGCGTTCGGCAAGAAGGCGTAGCCTTGTGGCAACACAACTCCCCATTGTCAAAGTCGCCCTCTGTTCCCACCTGAAAGGGGTAAAACCTGGTGAACTCGGTCCTGAACTTCTTCGCGGTATTGAAGGCAAAGGCAAACTCCATCATTGTGCGGCTGACGCATACGAAGCAATGGACGCAGCAGCCAACGCCGAAGGTATCGACCTCTCCCCAACCTCGCAAGCGGACACCTACCGTTCGCTCGAAACCCAAGAGTATGGCTTCTACCAAAGGCACACCGATAACCCGAACAAGAAACTCCTCAAGCAAAAGCCGCGCATCTACAAAGGCAAAGCGTGGTACCTGAAGAAAGGTATGGCGCCGATGGCGGTGCCAGGTACCTCGAACCATAACCTTGGTATTGCTATCGACATCGCCAACGCCAGCGGCAAACGCCTGGAATGGATGCTGAAGAACGCCCAACGCTTCGGATTTAGTTGGGAGTTGCAAAGCGAACCCTGGCACCTGCGCTATGTAGCGGGTGATGCGACACCTGAAGCCGTGAAATCCTGGCTCGCTACACGTCCAGCACCCGAGGCATAATGGACGCCAACGCCGCACTTATCGTTGCTGCGGCGGTCACAGCAGTTGGCGGCATCATCGTCGCCATCATCCAACAGTTCAAGAAGGAAAACCATACCGACCATCAGGTCGTTGTCGGCTTGCTGCAAGTGCTACGTAAGTCCCAGATGCGGGTAGAGGACAAGGTGGACAGGGTTGACGAACGGCTATCCAACCACCTAGAGTTCCACGCGACTGAGGGGATGCTTGACAATGGGCGAACAATTCACCAAGATGGAGTTGAAGGCATTAGCAAGATTTCTTAGGAAGGTTTACCCTGGGGCAGCCGACCAAGATGACTTGTGGAATCTGATAAACAAAGTCGAACAACTCACAAGGGGGAAACAATATGCACGACCCGACCGCAGGCGCGGAGATTCTTCTTCGGGCACATGAACTGATTACACGCGACAGGCAACATGCCTACTCGCATCCGCTCGAAGATTATTCGCGCACAGTTTCCATCTACAACGCACTCAAAGGCGACGATGTGATGACCGCTGAAGACGGCATCCTGTTCATGGTGTGCGTCAAACTCTCACGACTGATGAACGAACTCGACAACGGGTTGGACATCCCCGACAACATCATCGACCTCGCGGGATATGTCGGCTGTTTACAGATGGTGCGTGAAGCATCAAGTCGTACGACAGCAGAGTTGGCACGCATGTTCAAAACTGGTGAAACGTACGCCCAGTGAAGAACAGCGATTGGGACATCAAGTCCAACACATTCAACTTCTCTGAGGATTTGAAGTACGGGCAGATGGGTGAGAAACGCATCCGCAAAATGTTGGAGTCCCTCGTCGAAGGCTCATTCGAAGTGAAGTCGGACCGCTACCGCAACGGCAACATGGCAATAGAGATGCGTCAGAACCCACGCAAATGCGGCAAATGGATACCATCAGGACTACAGGTAACAAAAGCACAGTGGTGGGTATACATCTTCTCAATGGATGGCGGCTTCATCATCGTCGCCGTTGACCGCCTCAAGCGTTTCATTGACGCGAACAAAGAAACATTGGAGTCCCGCGACTTCGCTCGCCGTTCAGACAACCCTGCGTGGGGCTACCTGTTGAAACCCGAGGATGTATGTTCCCTTCTTTATGACGCGAGGTACGACAAATGAACGCCTGCCCCTGGTCACTTGTAGCAATCCATTGGATTGACGCGTTCGACTCCGCAAACGGATGGATAAACACCAGGGACTATAAACCCAAAGCACAACACGTTGTCTCTGTTGGCTGGCTATGGCCCGACATTCTTGAAGGTTACTTGTCGGTAACATGCTCATGGTGCCCCGATGAGGAACCAGAAATGGACACCATCGGCATGGTCACCCACATCCCGCTTGGCATGGTGCAGAAAGTAGTGATGTTGGGCAACCCCCAATTTGATGCTTGACTTTGTTACACCCCTCCTGTACGGTGAACAGGAGAACCACACAACTTAGAGAAAGGTACCGTAATGCTTACGCAAATCGCCAAGCCAACGCACGGCTCACAAGAATGGTTGAACGCCCGTTGGAAGAACGAAAACGGGGAAGCCCGCATCGCAGCCTCAGCATGTGCAGCAGTCCACGGACAACACCCATTCGTCACTATCGCAGACCTCGCCACCGAACTATTGGCAGAGAACCCCCCGCAACCCAAGGCACCGAACTCTGCGATGCTGCGAGGCACCACCCTTGAAGCACCTATCCGTGACTGGGCAGCCCAACTTCTCGGGCATCCGTTGAGGGAACCAGAAATCCTGTTCTGCTACGACGAACCAGGCGTACGTCTCATCGCCACCATCGACTCCATGTCCGAAGACGGCAGAGTCTTTGAGCAGAAGACAACGAACAAGGTGTGGCGCGGGAAACTTCCCGACTACTGGTATTGGCAGGGCGTACAGCAAGCCATCTGCACAGGCGTCTCAGAGATTACGTGGGTCATTTTCGACTCCACCCTCGACCTCCACTTCCATGTGCAAGGAGTATCAAGTGACGAGAAGCAGAACCATATCGACGCCTGCCGACAGTTCCTTGCCTCCATCGACATGGGCATGATGCCCGACGGTGCGGTCATGGAATACCGTCACGTCGCGGAACGATTCCCTGAAGGCAAAGAAGGAGTCGACGGCGCAGTCGAACTGCCACAGGATGCGCTCGCTTTGCTTGAGCGCTACCAGTTAGCCAAGGAACAGAAGGCTCAAGCCGAACAAATGGAAGACCTCGTGAAAGCACAACTGTGCGAGATGCTCGGCACATCCGAATACGGGATGATGCAAGACGAGTTGATTCTCACATGGAAAACTGCGGCACGTTCATCGTTCGACACCAAAAAGTTTGAGGCAGACCACCCTGCCCTCGCATCTAAATACAAAAAACAAACAACGTACCGCACGTTCCGTGTGGTCGGAAAGGATAAATAGCAATGCGATTCAACCTAGATAATTACGAGACAGTAGAAACACGGTTAGCGAAGTTCTGGGCACAGTTCCCGAACGGGCAAGTGTTCACCGCTATCCACCACTACGACGACAACAAGGTGGTGTTCCGTGCAGAAATCTACAAAGACATCTCAGACCCACGCCCTGTCGCAACAGGGTTCGCCGAAGAGGTGCGGGACTTGTCGCCTGTGAATAAAACATCTCACGTGGAAAATGCGGAGACCTCCGCAATCGGGAGGGCGCTCGCCAACTACGTGTTCCAATCCAAGACCGCTCCACGTCCAAGCCGTGAGGAGATGACCAAGGTGGCTCGCACACAGGAAACTAAACCTGTTGCGCAACCATCGGCTGATTTCGTTACACGTTTCCGTGAAGCGTGCATCAAGAAAAACCTTGACCCGAAAACAGTAGCGAAGTCTGCTGGTGTAGACCTCACCGATGTGACCGACGCTGACGCACCCAAACTGCGTGACGCGTTCAAGTCACTATCCGCCACCACCCCCGCGGAGAAGGTGGAGGTTGCACAGTCACAAGTCTCATCGTTCCTTGACCAGGTGTATGACGCGTTCCCAAAAGCCAAGGTTGAAGAAACCCTGCAAGTGAAGAACCCTGACGACCCAGCAACGTCGGGTCAGATAGGCAAGATTCGCGCCATGCTTTCAGGCAAAGGCTTCGCCTCCTACACCGACAAGTTGGAGAAGGTGCAAGACATGTTGAACAACCCGAACTTGAAAAAGATTGAGCATCTCACCAAGGGTGATGCGAGTCTGGTTATCAACATGATTGAGGAAATGAAATGACCTGCACATTCGCGGTAACACTGCTGGCTAGTGCTGCGGTCGGAGCCGCCATTAGCCGCATCTTGTGGAGGATGGGGTGGTGACCGATGACCGCAAAGGATATTGTGAGGGCAATACAGAAAAATGCTCCGTGGAACAATGTCCTCTGTTTGGCACTTTGGGTAGAGCCGACAGACAAGGGAAGCGACGCATCCGAGGATGTGGCGACCCGTCTGCTCGCGGTCGTCGCAATAGAACAAAAGGCGATTCGAAAGCACGCCGCGCCCGCAAGAAGTTGGGGTTGGGTGGTCACCTTACCCGTCACGAAGAAAATTGGGGTGGCGCTTTTCGTACCGAAATCAAAGCAGGCATACAAGTCGGTCCGATTGCTACACGTTTCCAGTTGGCAAAAGCACAGTCTGATGCCGCGAAAGCGTTGGGTGACATACGCCCGTTCATAATGGTTGCCATGCCTGATGGCACGACTGATGGGATAGTGTTGATGTCACTGTCCGAGTTCAGCGAATTAGCGACGCTGCTTACCACCCCCTAACGAAAGGTGATGCTCATGGAATGGATACCAAGGCTCCTTGCCATAACCTCAACCACCCTTGCCCTGCTCGCGTTCCAAGGGGCAGACAAACACACCCCCTCCACCCCTACCCCCACCCCCGTAACGACGCTTATAGAGGCTCCTATTGCGTCTGAGACGGTACCTACGACCTTGCCTCCCCCTCCTGCTGATGCCCACTGCCCACAGTGGTGGGCATTGGCACGGGAGGCAGGCTGGACAGACGACCTCCTCCCCACCCTCGACTACGTGATGTGGCGCGAATCCCGATGCCTGCCAGAGGCACACAACACCACCTTCAACCGTGACGGCTCAGCCGACGTCGGTCTCACCCAAATCAACGACCGCTCATGGTGCCTCGGCACACGCTGGTATCCAGAAGGATACTTGCAAACCATCGGCGTACTGCCTACTGTTGGATGCGAACAACTGTTCGACCCATACCTCAACCTCCTCTCCGCGAAAGCCATCCATGACTACGCCCAACAAACCAACGGCAACGGCTGGCAACCGTGGAAACTCTAAGTACACCTACATGCAACTACTCAGCGAATGGAAACTCAATGACGAAGAACAGGAATGGAAAAAGGCTGCAGCCTGCAAAGGCGTGGAGCGAGATGTATTTTTCCCAACTATCGGATACAACCAACACAGCAAGGCTGCCATTCAGATTTGCAAAACCTGTCCCGTCAAACGACGATGCTGCGACTTCGCCATCAACAACAACATCGCGTTCGGCATCTGGGGCGGACTCAACCCGAACCAAAGACAACAACTAAAACGAAGGAGATTCAAATGAGCGACAACGAATCCATCTTCTACAGCGCATGGATAAGCGACCTACAACGCGACCTCGACGCATTGCGTGAGGACAAACGAGATTTGTTACGAAAAGTTGCCCAGTTGGAACATCTCGTAGCAGAATACGGCAATAAACTCAATTACATAATCCACAACAGAGGAGATGAATAATGTCAGCAACATGGTACAAACTGAAAGATGAATCGTGGGGTGTGAAGATTCGCCACGACGGACAACCAGGCCAGCAGGTCGAAGTGACCAGCAAGAAAGGCGAAACCAAAACAGTGTTCCTCGGTAGGCGAGTAGCCAAGTTTGATGACGCACAACTCTGGTCAGTGTCCGACGAAGCCCCAGCAGCACGTCCAAAAACATTGGACGAAGAACCGTTCTAAGTCGATGAACAAGGGGAAGTATCGATACCCGACGCACCGCTTGGTGGACGAGTTCGCAAACTTGCCCGCATCAGAAGTGGCGGTGTTGTTCGGCGTTGGACGAAGCACTATCCACGTTTGGCGGAGTCCAAACTCCACCATCAACCAGTGGGATGCCGACCGTTATGCGGTGATGCTCGGCAAACATCCAGGCGAAATCTGGTCTAACTGGTTCGACATCGAAGTGAAGAACAGCGTTGGCGTGTGACCACTGCGGGACAGTGGAGAGAGCATTGACTCCACTGCCCCAGCATGTCCACGACACGTGCGAATGTCCATGTCACGCATACCGTATGGGTCGACTCACGGCAAGTGAAGACCGTTGGCAAAAGAAAACAAGCAAACGGAAACGCAAACCATGAAACGCACCTACCGATGCCCCGAATGTAAAAAAGAAATCACCCTACACATCACCCCATCTACCGAACCTGTGTGCTCAAACCCGCAGGTTCATACATCTCGACACATCCAAATGAAACAAGTAGTGTCGGGTCATGTACGAAGATGAATACCCAGACCCCGTAAACCTTCACCTCCTACAACAAGCACTCATTTCGTTAGAGCAAGAAGGAATACTCGAAGTTGTTGGCATCAGCGACAACGGCGAAGAAATGTATCAAATAACCGAGAAAGGACTCGCGTACTACATGAGCAATCAAATGGACTTCGACACTTGGGCACGTATCGGCTACGAATCAGGCTGGTGCTCACCACCCATGTGCTACACGCATGACGGTCTTCCGTTTACCGCAACCGAAGACGAAGAAATGACCGAAGGCAACGACCCCTGTATCCATGTCGTACGCCTCTATGAGACAGTCGACCAGAAGAAAGGGTGTGAGGCAAACAACTCTGCTGCCGTATGGCGAGCAAGCAACCTTGGTTGGGATGACCAGCAGAGTTCCCCACCCCTCGGAGAAAGGTAAACAAGGGGCAGGGACACTCCGCTGTTTAGCGACGGCGATAGTGGTTGTATCGCCTTTTCTGAGGTCGCTTCACAGAACTATCAAACTCTACCTGTTTCGGGTGGACATTCGCAAATCCCCACGCCTCAATCGCAGCACGACACGCCTGCTCCGTGCCCCAATAGTAAACATTCGGCGGATGATTAGTGAAGGTGCGACCCTGCCACCTGTATTCGCCAGCCCAACATTTACCATCGGCTCGCTCAGCCTTCCATACCTTCTGCTTTTCTACGGGGGCAGGTCGGCGAAGTATCTTGCGACCCAACCTACGCCAACGCATCAAGAGCGTTCAGGATTTCGGTGATGCGGTAGCGGTCGAACCTGTCAGCGGTCAAACCTTCACGGCACACCGCCACCAGTTCCTCTAAGCGGACTCGCCTCTGCCCAGCCTTCGTTGTTTTGGGTGAGTCGTGTACCTCAGCGTCGGTGTAGAAGGCACGGTACTTGGCGTGTATGTACGGGTGGCTTCGGTTGCTTCGCTTCCTCAGCATGAACACCGCCCCCGCTTGGTGAAGGTTGGAGAGCGCACCTGAGACTTGCCCGTGGTGAAGGCTGAGTGCCTGTCCTGTGGTTGCCCACGTCGCACCGCCAGCACCCGTCCTATCTAGGTAGTCCAAGATGAGGGCTTGCCTGTCGGCGAGTGTGCCGTCGTCGGCTTCCGCCTCTGCTCGGAGTCGGCTTGCTTCGCTTCCTGCGTGTCCGCCTGTGCCGTCATACGGCAGGAACGGTAGTTCTGGATAGGTCATGATGCTATGTCTCCGTAGTCTTCTACTTTGATTTTCCAGTCGTCACCGTCATCGTATGGCACTTCGCTGACGAAGTAGCCGATACGGTTCACGAACGAATACCCGTTCACGATGTAGGTTCCATCGCTCCCGTCTATCCATGTCCACACTTTGCGTGTCAGGTTGTGGTCGCATACGAACTCGTGCTCCTTGCCTGATGTGGAGAAGAGGATTCCGTCTAGGTTTTCGTCTTGCCATGACGCTTCGCTGGTAAGCGTGTTGGTCACTGGTCGGAACATGGTTTCCCACTGTTCTACTGTTGCCGTGCGTGTCATGCTATTTGCCTGCGTTCTCTCGGAACTTGGCAACCTCGTCCTCGGTTGGCTCTCGGTTCTCCGTCTTGTAAAACTCCTCCACAAAACGGTCTGCCTCGTCGTCGTTCCGCACCTCGTATTCGTCTACCGAGATGACATGGAAGTCATGCCCACCTTCGGTCAGTAGACGAGGCAACTCGTCGGGAGTTGTGTAGAAGAACACGAGTTCGTCGAGATGTCCGAGCGAGTCATACAACTCGTTCTCGTGTGGGTCGTATTCTCCGAAGGAGAAGAAGACTTGTCCTAGTGGTTGGTCTTCGTCGTGGTACTTGATGACGCACCACGCCCCCGTTGCGTTTGCTGGTATCGGTTTCATACTCGCACCTCGCTGTCTTCAATGCCGAGCAGGACTTCCAAAATCTCCCAGCCCACCTCAATACTGCGGTCAGTCAGAGCACGCCCGACCTTTTCCAATACTGCCTCGCATTTATCTAGTGACCAGTCAGGACGCAACTGTCGTATGTCCTCGGCAAGCCATCTAATTACTACCTCTGTCTTTGTCATTGCTGTTTCCTTTCTCTGTTGGTTGTTTGTGTTTCGGACTTGCGTCCTTGCGGGTGGGCAGGACTCGCACCTGCCTGTCTGCTAGTCACCCCGCTACTGCTTAGAGCAACCCTCGCAAGTTCTCGTCGCTGAGACGAACCTTGCTCTTGCTCTTGACGAGTCGTGCTTGGGCGTGGAGTTTTGGGTCACAGTCCTCGCACACGGGGTTGCCCCACTCGTCGTTCAGTACGGGTTTGATGTTCTCGCACCCGTCACAAATCCATTGTTTCATGTCGTTGCCTTTCTCTCGTGTCGGGCAACCAGCCCAACGAAACCATCATAGCACACTTTCGGCAGTTTGTCAAGTGTGACTCTTGTCACACTACGAAATGGCGTGAACATTAGAACCACCCCCGAACACCTGTTCGACGAACACCTGTTCGCCACCCCTGCCACACTTTCACGCCGAGATGAAAGAACGGGTAGACACACACGCCCACCACGAACACCAACCCGACAGAACCCGACACCACCGCCACCGTCAGCATCACAACCCAAGTGTGCGACAATGCGTAACCCACCACGGGCGGTCTCATAGTTCCTTCCTTGTGACGAACCGCCACAGAGGGCGACCCTGCCCACGACACGCCCGCAACACAACCCACAGAGGGACGGCTACGGCTACTTCCACTACGGCAAGCCAGAGAAGCGTCCTCATGCTTTGCGCCCTTTGGATAGTTGCTCGGTGCCGACATACCAGACACCGCCACCGCCCAACTTGTAGACATACGCCCCTGTCGGGTCTTCGTCGGCGTACCCGTAGAACTGTACGGGTAGTGAGCCGTCAAGGGTGAGCCTGTCGCCCACCTTGTAGCGTCGTTGCTTGCTCACTTGTAGACCTCGCTTTCTCGGATGAGTTCGTCGGACATCTCACGCAAGCGTCGGAACACGTTCTGTGCGTCCTTGTTCATGATGTCTACCGCCAACCCGTCGAGCCAATCGGTAGCGAGGTAATCCCACAGTTCTTGCGTCATGGCTACGCCCATTCGTGGCGGATAACATACCCCGCCCGCTCGGTGTCGTGCTTATACAACTCATAAGACAAGTTGTAGACAAGGTGGAACCCCATGTCCATACCGCAACCATGAACACGGATTACCCGCCACCCGTTACGGTCTTTGACCTTCTCGCCCATAGCCTCGCTTGCCGCGTAGGTGATGTCCACGAGGTCGCCGTCTTTGTCCACGAGTTTTAGAGAGATGTCTCTACTCATGCCAGATTGCGACACGTGCCGTAGGACGGTATGGATTGCGGGATTTTCCGCCCCTTCCAACATCTCCCGTAGTCGTCGCCGTGCTAGTTCTCTGTCTATCGCTTGTTGTGTTTTTTTACTTATTGGTCGTGGCATCTCTGCCCCTTTCTCTGTTGTTATTCGGTCACCGAAACCACTTCGGCGTTACCTTGTACCCTAGCGAGGTCGTGAGCCTCACGCAAGCATTACTTGACTAGGGTCGCATCCTTATTGGTAAGACGGATACCGCCTAATCGGTGCTTCTCCGTTGTAAAGTTTGCCCGTCGCTATCGGTGCCCCGTCGATGTCGTAATGCTTTATGAATAGGGTAGCGTCACAGTCGCATTCTAAGTAGGCGACACTGCCCGACGGCGAGCGGTACGAGAACGCTGAAATGCCCTCTACCTGTTTCGCTAGTTTCATTGGGACGACAAGCCACGCATGGCTACTGTCTCCTATCCATTTGAGTTTGCTTGTATCCATTGCTATTCGCCTTTCTCTGTTGTTATTCGGTCAAGTCTCACCACGAGGCTCGCTACCTTGTACCCTAGTCGCCTATCGCTGGCGAGTCAAGTCTTACACTTGCTAGGGTCGTATTCTTCACCCCCCGAAGGCTCTAATAATGTCCTCTCGCATCTCTTCGGGTGTCTGTCCTTCTACGGCTCGGGCGTGGCACGGTAGGCAACGATTCTGAGGGAATCGTTCTAGCCAGTGAACCATAGAGCCACACTCAGCGCACGGCGTTTCTTCGGGTTCGTGGTTCCTCATACGGCGACCCTGCTGTTGTTTTTCTTCTGTTGCTCGGTAGCGATTCCTGCCAGAACTCTTGCCAATTCCTCGGCGAGAGTCCGAGCCGTTTCGTACTGTCCCCGTTTCGTTTCGTACCGAATCACCCTAATGAGGTGCTCGGTGTACTCTTCTATCTTCATTGTCTACCCTTTCTCGGTAGTTATTCGGTCACGCCTCGGCGAGGCTTGTAACCTTGTGGACGGGTGAGGTAGTGAACCTCGCAACCCCTATGGGTCGCCCGTCCCGTATTGCTACGCTCTTTCTGATTCCATTCCCGTGCACTCTGCCCAACCGCAAGCGTTGCGGAAAGTGTGACGGTTGAACCTTTCGTTATCCTCTCTCAGGGCACTTGCTAGCCCGTTGACGATGCTCATCCAGTCGTGAGGGTTGGCGCCGTCCCTTAGTTCTTTTTTCATCGCCTTTGCGATTAGTTCGTAGTCTTTCCTAGTCATTCTCTGTACCTTTCTCTCGTGGGTTCGTACCACCGAACCCGATACCAACACTGTAGCGAACCCGTCGCCACTTGTCAAGTCTTTTCACTGTGACTTGTGTCACACTAGCCAGAAGTAACGAGACCGTAACATTCCACGAAACTGTCAGGCAACCCTAACAACTTATCCACAACCTATCCACAAGGCGGACTTCGCCAGAAGTTACCAACGGGTAACTTACTCGCGGGTAACTTGTGGGGGGTGGGGGGTGTGTGGTCGTTCGGTCACGGAGAGTGAGATGCGAACAAGTGTTTGGTGGGGCGAACAAGTGTTCGCAAGGGGTGGCGGGGTCACGGGGGGTCTGCCGAGCCACCCCGACGTATGTGTATGTATAAGGGTTGGTCTGTGTGTTCATTTTTGTGGTTGGGTCACGGGCTGTGTGTCTTGGGACGTTTTTTCTGCACGGGGAGGGAGGGGGGTGGGGGGATGGGTTTGTGTGTTTGTGATGGTGTCGTGGTGTCACTTCTGTGCTCATGGGCTACTGGCTACTGGTTCATGTGTTGTGCGTAAGCACACCCCATGTAGTGGCGAGGGGCTATTGGCTTGGAGGGGGCTGGTGGCGAGAGGCTACAGGTTTTTAGCCCCCCCAAGTTCTCTTTTACGCCTGAACCCGTCTGTTCTTTATACCGAAAGAAGGCGACCACCATCGGTCCCCTTTTCAGGCCATCTGTCCATGCGGTCTAACCATGCTGCCCTCGTCGATAGTTGTGACGAGGAGGAATGTAACCGTGTAGGGTCCGTATTCGCTAAGTTTTTGTGCGTCTCTCGACGTGACGCTGTGAGTGTAGCAGAACAGTGTCCACTGTTCCAACATGCGAAAGTGTTAGTCTGTGCGGCAACATGCCAGCAGGGAGGTCGGGACGCCGACAGATACCGCCACAAGACGTAGCCCGCTACTGGCAATCACGTGCAGCAGGCATGAGTATACAAGATGCGGCGAAAATTGCTGGCATCCACCCCAACACCGCGTCAGGATGGGAAGCGAAACGACGTAAAGCAACCGCCGAAATCCAGTTGGCTGAGGTAGAGGTCGGTCAGGTTCGCAAAAAGCAGGGTGGTGTACAGGCGGAGCAGTGGAAACATGCGATGGATGTCGCAGATTTGCCACCTGTTATCCCCTACGAGCGTCTCAGCCCAGAGGCGCAGAGGGGTTGGGATGATTTTGATTACTTCCGTCGACGCTATTTGGGTCGTGTTCCTAGCCCGTGGCAGGTTGATGCCGCATACAAGATTGTGAAGATGTTGGAATCACCTGAGAAAGAGTTCATTCTCATCAACTGTCCCCCAGGAGCAGGTAAATCGACGCTGTTTCACGACTTTGCGTGTTGGATGATTGTACGGAACCGCAAGATTCGTGTGCTTATCGGTTCGGCTACGCAGACGTTGGCGAAGATGTACTCGCGTCGTATTCGTGAGACGTTGGAACGTCCGTTTCCTTTGCATCCTGACCCGATTCTTGTGGAGAAAGGGTTGGCTATCAACGCCGAAGGCTGCTTGTCTATCGACTATGGGCGTTTCAAACCGTCATCGAGCGGTGCGTTGTGGCGTGCCGAGGAGTTCATCGTCGAGCAAGAAGACTTGTCGGGTTTGGATAACAAGGAACCTACGGTGTCGTCGTATGGTATTGACTCAGAGTTCATCGGTCATCGTGCC